ATTAAAAATTTTGCATTTATATAGTAGCTCCTTCAACAATATTTCTTTCAAGCCCTTGTGCAGTTGTTACATCATTACTTACAACGTATGCTCTGACTGGTTCTTGTGCTTGTGTTCCTAATGCATCTGCCAACTGACTTGTTGCTCCTTGACCTACTACATTAAATGCAGGAGGTGTTGCTGGTGTTGGAGGAACAGGAGAACCACCACCTACTGATGCTCCTGCTGGAGGTGTTGGGTCTGGTGTTGATGTTATTGTTTTTATGTTTGCAATACCTGCTGCAGTAACTGCTGCTGCACCAATAAATCCAAATATACCTCCTTGAGCCAATGCCTTTGTAGCACCTGCATAAGTATCTCTAATAGCCTGTACTATTGCTATAGCTTTACCAAACTTTGAATTTTTACCTACAATACTTGCAATATCTGTTAAGGCTTGTGTGGTTAATTCTTTTTTAGATTTATTTAAATCTTTCTCTATAGCTACTTGTTGATTTGCATTTTCTTGTTGATATGCTAATAGTTCGTTGTTAGCATCTACATACGCTTGTGTTCCTTCTTTGTATTGATCTCTTTTTTCTGTTAATCTTTGTGATTCTATTTCCCCTTCTTTTTGTGCAATATCTAATTGAGCCTGTAATCTTAAATAATCGTTTTCTATTTGTTCTGCTGTAAATTCAGATTGTGCTTTATTTCTTTCTGCTTCTGCATCACTTATAGATTGATTTAATTCTTTCTGTTCTCTGTCTAATGCTAAATCATTTGCTTTCTGTTCTGATCTAAAACCTGCAACAGTAGCCTGTACTGCTAACAATTCGTTTTGTGCTTCTATTAATGCTATTTGATTTTGGTCACTATCGTTTTTGTCAAATTGTGCTTGAGCTGCAGCAAGTATAGCATTTGCATTAGCTAACATTGCTTTTTCTTGTTCATCTAATACAGCATTCAATTCATCATTTGCTTTCTTTCTTTCAGCTATAGTATTTCTTTCTTCATCCCTTACTTGTCTTAATGTTTCTGCTTGTAGGTCATACTTCTCGATTAATCCTTGATTTTGTACTGCTGCCAATTCTGCTGTTTTAGCAAGATTAACATTTGCAGTTGCAGCTTCGACAGTTTCTTTTACATAATTTGTAGTAGCAGTAACAACTTTATCTACTGCTTCTACTGTTTTGTCAAATGAATCATCAACACCTGTAACAACATCTACTAATTCTTTACCTGCATTTTTAGCTGAATCTAATGCACCTGCAAAATCTCCTTTGAATACTTTCATTACTGCTTCTGCTAAAAACCCTAATGTATCTATAGAAGATTGTATTCTTTCAATTATATTGTTTTTAATAGCAACACCAAAATCAATCATATTTTGTATAGGGTCATCAAACGCTGCTTTAAAGAAATTTGTAATACCAGCAGTATTGTCAAATATAAAATTAAACAAGTCGTTAAAAGCTAATGACAATGTTTCAAACGTAATAGAAAAAAAGTCAGCTACTTTTTGGTTTTCGTTTAGAACTTCTGTAAACTTTGCAAAAGCAGCAACTACAAGCCCTATACCTACAGCTTTTAATGCACTTCCTATTTTCTTAACACCTCCAGCCGTTTTATCAGATGCTTTTTCAACACCTTTTAAACCTTTAGCAGTTTCTTCATTTCCTTTTTTGACTTCTTTATTAAGATTAACTATTTCATCAGTTAGGTTATCAACACCTTTTTCTGCTTTTTTAGTTTCTATATCTAATTGGACTTGTATTACTTCTGCCATTTTATTTCTTTTTTAATTTGTTTAAATCCTTCTTTAAAGGTTTCAGCTAATTTATATTTGCCTTGTGCAATTCTAATTGTTTCTGTTTCTCCGTCTACGATCTTTAGTAACTCTAATATATTTTTTATCATAATTTTATTTTAAGAACCACATCCTTTAGGATATTCTCCTGTAGCATTTTCAAATTCTGACTGCCACCAACCTTCTAACAACAAAGACGGAGCAGTAGGTGTGTAAGCTATTTTGTTCCACCTGTCATATTTACTACCTCCAACATTACTATAATTCCCACTATCTGCAAAAACAGTTAGTTCTTTATTAGCGTATATTTTACCTATAGTTTGTATAACGTTTTGAGTTCCAAATACTATGCTTGAAGTATCTGAATAAACAGTAACTAAAGTTCTACCTGAATCGCTTGAACAAGAAGTTCCTGTTGCATTATAATACATACTTATAGCAAAACTATCTGATTCAAGTTCGTTTATTATTTCAAGATTACTTTTGCCTGTAATTAAATTGGTTTGTAAAGTATTAATGATATAATCTTGATTATTAATAGTAACCTTATCATTCATTTTTAGGTTTTTAATAATATTTAAAGGTAAATCTGCTTTTATATTAGTTAATCTTCTTTTACCATTAAAAATGTTTTGTATATATCTTAAATAATTTTCTTCAAATAAAGTTCCTGTAAATGTTGTATCTAATGTATATTCATTTATTTCTAAATAAAAATTTATGTTTTTTGTACTTGTTGAAGAACTTAATGATAAACTATTACTTGGTATAATATAATTAGTTATAGGAGAATGATTAGTTGAATCTGTCCTAAATGATATTTCAGTTCCACTTGTTATTTGTATTGGATAAAATAATAATGGTTTTCCAATATATGCCTCTTGATTATCATCTACAAAATATCCCCATTGTACATCAGTAGTTCCGATTCCAGAAGCGTTAGCATCTACTAATCTTTCAAATTGCATATGTTCAAAAGGAAGTGTTATTTTATAAACAGGGTTAGGAGCATCAAAATTATTTCCTACTGTTGAATTTCCTTTAAATTGTTCTGCACCCCAGCTTTTATTTTGTAGTTGTTCGTATTGTAATGCAAGGAAAGTTCCAGTACCTTCATAACCAAACTCTATTTCTTTATATGGTAAAGCCACATTAACTTGACCTGTTTGCGTATCTACATATTCACTAATATCATAACTTGTTCCTGTTGCATAAAAGTTGTCTAATTTTTCAACTCTTATTTTACCATAATCTGCATCCTGCGCATTACTAACATAGTAAGCAGTTAGATTAAACATCTTAAATAAACCCGTAAGAAAATCTATTATTTTAATATCAGGTATTTGTTCTGTAATTATAAATTCAAATGTAGCGTATAATTGGAATGTACTTGTATCGTAAGTATCTGTCCAAGTCTGACCATCATAACCTGAAAATTCCCATTTTATACTTGAAAAAGTTAAACCTAAAGGGTCTGAAATACTAACTATTACTGTATAAACAGCAGCATCCATAGTTCCTATTTGAGATTTATTAAAAGTTTTTGTTCCTACGTTTCCTGTAAATTGTGCAAATAAAGTATTATTACGATTTATTGTCACATCATAAGGTGTGCTTGAACCTGTAGTTAAAGTTAAATCTTGTTGTATAGTAGGCAAAAGTCCTTCGTTTATTATTATAGCAGAACCAGTAACATTAGTTGTTCTATTGTTTAATCCTGACAAAGGGAAAGCATCAATTAAAGTTGGATATGTAGTAACTTGTACAGCAGGTTCTACACTTCCTTTTTTTCTATGTAACCATAAATAAAGATTATAAAATTCTGTATTTGTTGTACTGAAAAAATCACGAGTAAAAGTTATATCGTAGTTAGGTTGGTTTTCTATTGCTTCTATAATTTCATAAACTCTTATAGCATATTTTAAGTCTGACCATAAAACACCGTGATCGTGAGAGCTTCCTGTATGATAATATAAGTTTCCTGTATCGTCTAAATGTTTTGAATTATCAGAATTATAAAATAATCTTGACTCAACTCCACTTGCACCTGAAGTAATTAAAGGACATAATATTGCTCCAGAAGGACTTTGTAATCTTGATTTTATTAAACCTGCACTATAATCTAATTTGTATTGGTCTAAATCATCTAAAACACCAAGTTTGTCATCTCCTAAAACATCTTTTAAATTAACAGTTTTACCAAAGAATGTAATTTTGTATGAATATATTCTGTTGTTTTTTAATTCTGTTCCAGTTAATTTTACATAACCTCTTTGAAACGTAATGTTATTTAATTCGATTAAAGCATCTACTTTGTTTCTTGCATCAAATCCATCTACAATATCATAGTTGTAATAATGTTGAAAAATTTGATTGTTAATTTTAGAAGCTGGTATGGTAAACGTTTGACTAAATTCTGTAAATATTTTTGCAGGGTCTTTTATGTTTTGAATAGATTGATTAAATGAAACCTGTTCATCTTTAAACAAATCTACTCTTTGATTATTAATATATAGTTGTAGTTTTTGCATTATCTAATGTTATTTATATAATCTGCTGATAATTCAAAGTCAAATGTGTATTCTATTAATTTATCATTTAATGATGTCTTTTGCACCATACTGCTTTTTGTAACATTAACAGGAACTACTTCAGTTTGGTCTATTCTGTTATATAATTTATTTCTTGTAAGCCAAACTTTTTCTGATAACATTAATTGTTCAAACCATTGATTGCACCATTCAGGATAATATCCAGAACTTAATGTAAATTTTTGACTTGCTGTTGTATTAAAAACTTGTTTAGTATGTTGATTAACACTATAAGTTCCTGTTGATGAAATTATATTTCTTTGAAATTGCTGTTGTTTTTTAGAAGTAGTATAAACTGTTTTTAAAAAAAACCAAATATCTTGTAATGCTCCAAATTTATTTACAAATGTAATTTTATGACCATCCCCATATTTAGTACAATCTATTCTATTTATATTAACTCTAACCCCCATTGTAGTTCCTATAATTTCTGATTGATTAGAAGTATAAGAATAATAATTCATAACACCTGCCGTTGTAATACCAGCAACAACACCTGCGTAACCAACAGGTACATATATTTCTGCATCTGCTGCTGGATATGGTTCTCTTTCAAATAAAGTGTTTGGTAAACTTGTAAAAGGCACGGTAGGATTATCCCCCTCCATAAATGTTCCATAAGCATCATATCCTATGTCAGTCCATTGTGTGCCATTAACTAGACTATCACTTCCAGTATAAGCGTTTATAGCTGTAACTATTGTTAATGTTTGAGCAGTATATGTTCCGTCAAAAGTTATATCTAAAAAATCTCTGCATAATTCTGCTATTTCAAAAAGAGCTACTTCATTTGGTGCAACTTCTTTCCTTAACGTATACTTTAGTGAACCTCCTATTGTAATTGTACATATTGCATAAGCTGAATTAGCTCCTGCAGTTATATATTTATATTGTGGACTTCTTAATGCTATTGCTGCCATTGTTTATTTTTTTGTTCCTAATATTATTCCTTTTTCTATATCTAATATAAAGTCGTTTACTAATTCTTCTGGCAGTCTTTTAAAAGCTGCTTCAAATGGTTTAGTAAAAAAGTATGTAGGTTTAAATCCTTGTGCGTATATACTTCTCTGTAATACAAATGCCATACTCTTATAACTTCCTTTTTTAAATTTACCTTCTTTATCTCTAAATCTTATATTCTTTCTTTGTGCCCAGTCTCTTAAAGGTTGCATTGGTGGCATCTTTTGTTTATAACTAAACTTACTGTTAGGAGCTTTTTGTCTGCCTCCTTTTATTAATGCAGGATTAGCACCCTTAACACCTTGATCTTGAAATATACCGTAATCTTCCATATAGAAGTCAAGTATAAATCCTTTTTGTTCTTCATCTAATGTGTATCTTATTGATTCATATAATGCTCCTCCTCCTTGTTTGTTTTTAGTCAGTCTTGTTCTGGCTTGTTGCACAACATACCTTCCAAAATCATTAAGAGCCTTATTTATATTTTCAAAGTTCATTAACAGATTCTTATATCGTTATAAATTACAATATCCATTGTTGCAGTCCATCCTGCTAATTGGTTTTCAAACCTATCATAAAATGGTTCACAATTTACAGGACTATCTAATTGATATTGGTCTTTGTATAAAGTACCCATTCTTAAAACTTGTATTACTTTATTTAATACTGCTAATTGTGTGTTAAGTATATCTTGTTCATTATTGTTTCCTATAAACCTATCTTCTGTTGGTAATTTAGATTGATCTACAATATCCATTGCAAGAATGCTTATGTTAAACGTAAGCGTTTGTTCTTCTTGTGTTACGTTGTTGACTATAATGTGAGCAAGAGGGAATATGTCTTGCTTGTTAAGGTTAACATCATATAGGTCTCCTGTAGTTACTGTATTACAATTTATGTCAGCTAAAAGCTGGTCTTTTATTGTTTCAGTTAATTGGTAAAATCCCCTTATTCCTTGTTGGCTCATTTAAACTTACTTTTTATTTGTTTCGATTCTAATTCGTTTTTGTCTTTCATAAATGCTAACATCATTAAACATTTATGCATTTCTAATTTTGTGATATCTTCAAATCTTGTAATATCTCCTCCAGCGAGTCCGTAAAGGCTCGAATACCATCCCCACTTTTTTGCAAATCCAGCACGTCCAGAAGTTGTTTCTCCTCCTTGTTCTCCAAATAATTCATCATAGTTTTCGATAATTCTATCCCTAAACGATAAAAAAAAAGTATAGAACCGAATACAGCATCCATAGGCATTGTAGTAATTCTGTCTTTTTTATCAGGGTCATAGTCCTCTATTAAATACTTGTTTCCCAGTTTTTGTTTGATAGGTCGGTATAGTACATTCATTGCTATTTCTATATTATCCCAGTCTCCCATATAAGTATCAAGGTCAATATATTCTCCTAATGTAATTTCATCAAGATCAGGAACAAAACCATACTCTACATTGTTAAGCCAGAAGGACTGTACTAAATCAGGCTTCTGTTCAAACATATCTGATATTATTCTTGTAATACGTTCTGCATCTGACAATCTTATGTTAAGAGCATCTTGAGGTTTTACCCTACAAAATATCTCTATCATTTTAGTCTGTATGAAGTTATTATCCTTTGCTTTGTCTTGAGCTTTTAAGAACCTTTGATATTGCTTTAGTGTAATCTCATTAAGTTCGTTAGGAACGTTTATATTAGCTTTCATACTTATATAACGTAATTAAAGTAGGATTTTAGTATAAAAAAAAAGGTGCTATTTCTAACACCCTTTTTCCAAACAAAACAACTCAATTATATAGTCACTCACTATAATATTTATTTTCTTCTTTTATTAATTCTAAATCATACAAGGCTTCATTCATTCTTTCTCTATATTCACTATTAGCCATTTTAGAAGCTGTAAGATCATTTTGTAAACCTGCAACGTAAATTGAATTATCAATAAACGCATCTCTTAATTTTAGAACCTCTTTGTTTTTAGGTTTTGCCTTTAACCATTTTTTAATTAGTTCTCCAATTAATATTTGATTGTTACTGTATTCTAAATCTTGTATGTTCTGTATTTTGTTTCTCATACTGCCATTTCTAACAAATGTAAGAAAAAAAACAATGCAATATAAAATACTGCCCAGCCAATAGCTGCATAACCTGCAACCTTTAAAAATGTTTCTTTGTTTTGTTTTTTAGATATTTTCTTTGCAATGTAATATCTTCTGTTTCCGTTATCTTCGTAATAGTATTTCATTATGATAAAATTAAATTTACAATAGTAGCAATAACTAATAATACAAATGCTACTTTGATTGTGTTAAACATAGCTTCTTCCCTTTTAGGATTACGCCCTTGATTTGATCTATACTGTCTTTTTTTCATAGTATATCGTTTTGATGTTTAAAGTCTAAAATGTTTTTATAAGATGTTAATGCCCAGTCTTTGTGATGAGGTTTTAAATCTGCGTGTTGTATTAACATTTTTAAAGTTGTTTCAACATCTATAATTTTAAATTTATCTTCTAATTTTATTTTATTTACTGCCATTTGTTAAGTATTAAAAAGGGAGCTTTTACACTCCCTGTTGTTATTATAAAGTTTTAATTTCTTTTAACTGTTCGTTACATTTAATCATATCTCTTGCAAATAATATAATTTCAGATTCATTACTTCTTAAATTATCTTCATTTTCTGATGACTGATTTAACCATTCCATTAAATGATTTAATTCTCTTGTTAAATGACTACTCTCAATTCTTATGTTAGTACCTGCAGTCGACAACTTAAAAGTTAAATCGTGTTCAAAATGGATTGATTCCATTGTTAAAGTTAAGTGTGCTATTTTTACACTACTACTACTTAAATTTTTAATTTCGTTAAGTTTTAATTTATTCATTTTGTTTTGTTTATATAACTGCTTCATTGCAATTATACTGCAATATACAACTATTTATTTAATTAACAAAATATTTAATAAAGTTTATTCAAACTCTATAATATCACACTCCCTACAGTAGTAGTAGTCCTTGTTGTCTTTACCTGAATATATTGTCATTGTCTGTTTACATTTTTTACATTCCATTTACCCTTGTTTAGTTATTGTATGTAATATTTACCCCTATTAGGATTTTGAAGCTGATAACTTACTGCATATCTAATTGCATCAATAAGATGATTATGTTTATCTATTGGTGTGTTAGATTTCTTCTCAAGCCAACTGTAGTTGTTTAGTTCTTTGATTAAATTTATGCTTTGTTCGTCTACTATTAAATCATAATCTTGTAATAATGATATTCCATAAGTTATAGAACCAGCTCCTTTTATTGAAGAAACTATATTACATCCTTTTTGTTTTAATTCATAGATCAATCTTTTTTCTGCTGCATCTCCAATTATTAAATTGTCTGTAGCGTGTTTCATATTTAAACGTGCTATTTCTGTTGTTGTTAAACCATTCAAGTAAAAACATTCTTTTAGATAAATAATCTTTCTTGTTGTATCTATATTAGTTTCTACTAATGTGTTAGGGTCATTAAATCCAAAGTCTTGACCAAATACACTAACGCCTACTTTTTTAAATTCTCCTATTGACCAGTTAGTTAATATAACACCCTCTGCTTTATTAAGCCACCCTCCGAGCATTTGATGTTTATATTTTTCTGGTCTGCGTTGTTTAATGTTCTCTATTTGGTTTATATAACTTTCTGATAGGTTCTTTAAGTTGTCTAAATAGGTAGTGTGTATGTAAGTGATATTATCTTTTGATTCATTTGTGCCTTCTTGGATTCCTTTATCTTCAAAGAATCTTTTATATATCCAATGTTCTTTAGTTGTAGGGTTTAGTATTAGTATCACTCTATTATGTTTGCCTTGTTGTCTTACTGACAAATCTATCTTGTCAAATGTATCTTCATTAGTAAGTTCTTCTGCTTCATCTAATACAAACGTTGTAACGCCTTGTAATGACTTTAGATTAGCTGTTTGATCTCCACTTGATGTTTTGATACCTTTAAAAATTATCTTGCTTCCAGAACGCTTATTTCTTATTTCATCTTTTGTGATATGAAAGTCATCAAATATTTTAAGCAGTTCAAGTTTTTCAATAAATTCAGGGATAATAGAAATATAAGTAGAAGATAAAGTGTAACGAGTAAACAGTATAGTATGCCCAGCTTCATAAGTTAAAAGAACTAATAAGAGGTTTATGGAGAATGATTTGCCAGACCCACGTCCTCCAGTTACAATAAAGTACCTCCCATCTGATTCAGCAATAGGAGCATACTTTTTATTTATTTCAATCACTTAAATTTGATTAGGTCTCTAAAGTTTACATTAAAGCCGTCACTTGAAGATATATCTACAGATTCTTTAGGTTTGCCATATCTATAACCGAAATATAGATTCATAGCCCTGCTGTCCCCTTTTAATATTTGTTTACCTAAAGTTTTAATTACTTCATCATTATCTATTAAGGCATCAAGTTTTTCAATCAGCTTTAGTTCGTCTGCTTTTTTAGGTCTCCCTGCACCTTGTCTTACGCCACCATTGTTTTTTCTATTATCCATAATTGATATTTTATTGTTTAATCAATCTTTATTATATAACGTAATTTTTAACTTATTTTAATAAACTATTAAGACAGGAACTATATTCTTTTGTATATTCTATCTATAAATTCACTAAAATCGTCTCTGCCATTACAGTTTTTATCTTCATTATTTTTTAAAGATAATTTCAATCTTGATTCTAATTTTATAAAATCTAAATCTTTAAATTGCTTAAACTTTCTTTCAAATGCCCAGTTTCTTAATCCTTGAAGTGTAAAAGCACCTTTGTTAAAATCTTGTTTTAGCATAAAAGATATTTGGGCTAACCTGTCGCTAAATTGTACATCTCTAAATTCTAATTCTCCTGCCCTAAAAGATTCTTTGCTTGTAGCATATAAATCTACTAAAAATCCACAAGGCAAACCATCAAATATATTATTATATGTGTTCCATAAATAAGCATAATTAGTAAAATGATCTATATTATCTCTGCCAAATTTATACCAAGCATTTAAGTAATTTTCATCATTCCAAGTTTTTTGAACATTATTTAATTTAGCAATGTCTCTAATTACATCTGTTTTGTTTTTATATTTCTTAATGATTACGTTTATTTTTTTATTAATCATATTTGGCATTTTAGTAAGAGCATTACATAAATGTTGACCATCTATTATAACATATTTTCTTTTGTCAAATTTTGAAATGTCTCCTATTACTGGAACTCTTAATAAACCACATTGATTTATACTTTCCATTATTGAGTTTGTATGCCTTTGACTTATCTCCCTATTAAATTCTAATAATTTTTTTTCTTTAAGTAAGTCTTTTAATTCTGTTATTTTTAATTGTTTTATCATATTTATTTTATTCAGTTCCTGATATTATGTCTTTTTTTGG